ACACAAACCGAATTTCACGTGCCTTTGGCTGGAGCGCAGATTATGGCAACATTGGTCAGGGTTCGTCTCTTACCGTTGCCGCCGATGGGTTCCAAGTCGTTCTCGGCGGGTCACGCTTTTTCGGGATCCTTTTCAATCCGAAACATAACGCGCTATCCGGCACGACTCCAAATGGTTTAACCGGGGGATCCTTGGGCGCGACTTTAGATTTGCCGGAAGGCACTGAAGCGGAATTTACGGATATGTGTACCGGTCTTACTGCAGAGCTGTACAATTTTACAACCGGCGCAGTAACGCCAAGTTTCGGCGATCCTATTGCATATGTTCCTAACACGATTTCGACCGGCAACAATCCCCTCGCCGTTCCTTATGGCGCTTTAGTGTCGTATGTTGCTGGCGCGGCAGTTCCTACTGGCTTAATTGCTATTCCGAACGCCTTTGTTGTAAATTCCGTGGCGATTAGTGCTTCAGCGGTCGGCGCTTTGGTATCCGCTTACACTATTATCCAACTGACGCAGTAAGGAGATTATAAAAATGAGAGCTGAAATAAGCGTAACTCGCTCAACTATCAAGCCACGAAATATCGTTCGCGGTAATTTTTTGGACTTGAAATCTGTTACTGACGCAGCAGTTAAAGATTTATCACGGATTGGCGTCAATTTCGATTATGGTTTTGTGCGCGATCAAGTTAATACTTTAAGCGCAATGGGGGCTTTTACCGGTAACGGTATGGACTCGAATTTTACTCCATCTATTACGACTCCCTCTATCCCGACACCAATTCAGTTTTTGCAAATGTGGTTGCCTGGATTTGTGAAAATTATTACCGCAGCACGTTCTATCGATGAAATTGTTGGTATCAAAACCATCGGTTCATGGGAAGACGAAGAAATTGTCCAGACCATTGTTGAACCGGCGGGTACTGCCGTGGAATATGGTGATTTTACTAATATTCCATTCACAGATTGGAATCCTAACTTTGAGCGCCGGACAATCGTGCGTGGCGAGCTGGGTCTTATGGTCGGTACTTTGGAAGAAGGGCGTGCTGCTAAAATGCGTTTGAATTCCGCCGATATTAAGAGGAATCAATGCGCTATTTCTTTAGAAGTTATGCGTAACGCCATCGGATTTTTTGGTTGGAATTCTGCGAATCAACGTACTTTTGGTTTCTTAAACGATCCTAGTCAACTGCCGTTTATTACTACGTCAATTGTCGGCGGCGGCGGGTGGGCTACCGCAACGTTCCAGGAAATTACTGGCGATATTCGTATTATGGTTCGTCAGCTTCGTATTCAAAGCCAAAACAATATCGATGCAAATAAAGTTGAAACAACTTTAGTTCTGCCGATGACGGTCGTAGATTACCTTTCCGTTACGACCGATTTCGGTATTTCGGTAAGCGATTGGATCACTCAAACTTACCCGAAAATGCGGATCGTTTCTGCCGTTGAATTGTCTGGCGCTCACCCGTCTGATAATGATAATATTGCAGTGTTGTTTGCTGAATCTGTCGATTCATCTATTGACGGTTCTACGGATGGCGGCGAAACGTTTATTCAGATGGTCCAGACTAAATACACAACTCTCGGCGTAGAAAAGAAGGCAAAATCTTATATTGAAGATTATGCTAACGGTACTGCCGGGGTTATGTGTAAACGTCCCTATGCATCTGTTCGTATGTACGGAATTTAACTAAACAGGGGAGTAGTGCTCCCCTTAATTTTAAGAATCTTTACGCGCTGTCGGGGCCGTAAGATCATAATAAATAGGACGACATTATCATGACTAAACATATTATTTCTACAATGACTTCAGCAGTTGGTTATACTTTTTATGAAAAAGTTGCCGGTTACGAATCTCCAGAAAATAAAAGAATGCCATCTTTGCCGCAAATTCCTAGAATTTCAAAAACAATTCTGATCAACGGCGGAGCAGGTATTCCGTCAGAAACTAGCGGTATGGGTGAAATGGTAAAAGATAAAAACGGAATTCCGTTATGGACGGCGCACGGCGTCGTAACGTCAATTTCAGATCAAGATTATGAATTGCTGCGAACTAATGTAGTATACAAAAAGCATGAAGAAAAAGGATATGTTCGTTGCGTCGAAAACGATATTCGCGGCAATAATAAAGCCATTCTTAAAGAAGTAAAACAGATGGCAGAACACGATCAGTTCGCACAACTTAATAATGAAACCTTTAAATCCAATATGAAAATGAAAATCGAAAGCGCAGATAAGAATAGCACTTTCGACAATATTCCAAGAAATTAAAAATAGGCGGATATGATGGCTTACAACGATCCCGCGTTTCGGCTGCAATTTCCAGAATGGGCTGATCCGACATTGTATCCGGCTATTACGATTAGCAGCCAATACGATGTCGCAACGGTTTTTATTGATGACGATAATTTTCCATGTAGAACTTTGAGTGGAAAAAAATTAGATTTGGTATTAAATTATTTGACAGCGCATCTATTGTATTTAACAAAAACTGCATCTGAAGCAGCAAGCCCGATTAATAATGGCGGCGGAATGGTAATAGGGGCTACTATTGGAGAAATTAGTGCTCAGAAATTAGCGCCCCCAGCGGCAAATGGCTGGCAATATTGGCTGGCAAGTTCCCCTTACGGACAGGCTTTGTGGGCTCTTTTACACCTTCTATCTGTCGGCGGAACTTCGTTCGGCGGTCTTCCTGAAAGCGAAGGTTTTCGACGGATTGGGGGAGTTTTCTTATGATCCCCGGAATCAATCTTTTGAACGTTGCGTCTACTGTTATCTCTTTAATAAACGTAGATTATTACCCATGGGTAAGCAGAACGAAAGACGCGGTAGGAAACTGGGTAGCAACTTACGGAGATTCTTTCCCATTAAGATCTTCTGTTCAGCCAGTCCCAAGAAATAAATATGCTTTTTTGGGACTGGATTTTCAAAAAAAATACGTCAAAATATTTATTCCTTATAATTCTATAGATTTAAGTCGGGATGTTTCTGGAGATCAGTTCATCTATAAAGGAGAAACTTTCGTTTTTGAATCTAACACGGAATGGTTTTCTATGGATGGATGGAATAGTGCATACGCTGTGAAAGTTGGCGGAACTTTTAATGGTTGATTATGATTTGATTGTATTAATTATAGCAAGAATAAACGCCGCGCAAGCTGCTTTAGGCTATTCTTATGAAGTAACAAAAGCCGTACAGCCTACTCAACAGGGCGCATCTACGCAATCCACTATTTATTATCAAAAATTATGGGATATTCCTTATGGGTTTCCTATGACGTCGTATTCTTTTAATTCAGAAAATCAAATTGAGAACGAAATTACTACGCAATTGGTAGAGAGTACTTTTCAAATAGCGACTTTTGTAAATGAAATTCCAGGAGATCCAACTATTCCTACGGCTTCAGATGTTTTGAATTCGTTGCAGAGATATTTATCTTCTCAAACTAATTTGCGCGTAATGCAATCCAGCGGCGTTAATATGTTACGCATAAGAAACGTTACAAATCAATATTTCGATAACGATAGATCTCAATATCAGCCAATGCCGACATTAGAATGGACTTTAACGCACCAAAATTCGATAACAAGTCCAGTTCCATTCACTTCTACGGTTAACGCTACTATTTATAACGTAGATCAAGGCGAATCATAATGGAATTAAAAACTTATTTTGCACAAGATCAATTCGGAAATATAATTCCTAACGCTACTGTCACAATTTATTTGACAGGGACATCAACGTTAGCGACTGGACTCGAAGACGTTTCCGGCGCTCCCCTTACGAATCCGTTTACGGCGGATGGAAATGCAAAAATAGCAGTTCAAGCCCCAAATGGAATTTATGATATAGTAACAGAATCGTCAACTTATACCGCGCCAAGAATGACCGTCCAATTTCTCGACGGACAGACGGTAATTGATGATGCCGCAGAAATTGCCGCAGCGGTTATTACCACAAACAATAATGTCGTTTTAACGAACAATTACGCTACCGCTGCCGGAACTTCCGCAACAAATGCAGCGACATCTGCGACTGGCGCGGCAGGGTCGGAATCTTCATCTTCCACTATTTTAACTGAATGCCAAGATATTCTTACAGCTATTCAATCTGCATCAATTACGGATAAAGTTTTTTATCTTAATCCACCGTCAGATCCAGACGGAACAATAGCAGGTCTTGCTGGGACTTCTGTCGGCGAAGGGTTTTTTGTAGTTCAAGGCGCGAACGTAAGTCCGGCTTTTAAATTTTATCAACACATGTCAGACGGCACTGCAATGTTATATGCAACGCTTCCGGGACAGTCTGCGATTAATAATAACGTCAATGCGGCAGCAACTTTCGCTAGTATTCCGGGGGGAGCTGTAGGATTTTGGTTAGTGGCGAACGATGAAACGAAAAATATCGGTCCTACTTTTTATTATATAAACGCTTCCGGTACTCGATACTGGTTTGCAATGGTACGGGACAATTAATCATGGCCTTCCCAGTAACGACTACTCAATCTTCTACAACTAAACACGATGCTAGCGGAACAATAACGGCGGGAGGAACATCCCAAGTAGCGTTGGCTGCGAATGTAAATTTAGTTGGATATGAAATTCAAAACTTGTCTATGACGACGACTTTGTGGATAAACGATACCGGATCAACCGCAGCGTCTTTCACCCCTAGTTCTATCGGATTGGCCCCCGGTTCTGGCTCTGGCACGACTCAGGCCCCTGGCGGTTACGTTTCTTCCGCAACAGTTGCGGCGATTGCGCTTTTTAGCACGCAAACCGGTCATCCGTTCACTTTAAAATGGTGGTAATTTTATGATAGTAGAAAATTGGGGATACGAACAACCATCATCTTCCGCTGGTGGGTCTGGACTAATTACCGTTCCCGACGCCGGGGCAGTAAACGCTTTAGCTGTGACAAGTACAGATCTCGCAAGTTTAGAAGCTGGGAATGTTTTTACAGTAACAAATATTGTTGCAAGCAATAACAGTTCGGCATCGATTTCTATTAATAGCGCTACTCCAATTAATATTGTAGGATCTGGTGGTTCTTTATTGCAGGGAGGGGAATTGACGATCGGGTGTGATGCTGAATTTATTAAAACATCAACCGGACTTATTTGTCTGTTAGGAACAACTAACGGTACTGTTCAAGTAAAATCTGGAACGCAATCTAATCATGCGATAAATTTAGGACAATTAACGGCATCACAAAACAACGATTTAAAAACTGCTAATAATTTGTCAGAAATTTTTAATAATGGATCTTCCGCACAAACAAGCGCAAGAACTAATATCGGTGCGCAACAGAGCGGAATTTCTTTAATTACTTCTAATTTGCTTTCTGAAATCGCAGCATTGGGAAGCACCGCACAATCTACCGCGCAAAGTAATTTAGGAATTACGGGTGGTGGCGTCGGCGGCGGAACCTCTGGTAGATTGTTAGGAATAGCACTTATTTCTACTTCGCAAACTTTTACTTTAGCGTCAGGAACTAATACTATCATTGCAGAAGTGATCGGCGGCGGCGGCGGATGCCTCGGGCTTGCGGCGACCGATTCTACTCACTTTGGCTATAATCTTCCCGGATTGCCTGGCGCATGGGCTTTAGTTGAAATTCCTGTATCTCAGCTTTCTACTGGTTCATCTGGAACCGTTATAATAGGTATTGGAGCTGGAGGCGCATCGACTAATAGTCTAACGGTTAGCAATTCTGGATCTGCAACCACTATCGATACTTCAGTCGTTATTGCCGCAGGAGGGGCTGGCGCGGTTACAAGTCCTAGTGGAAGCGGAAACTATACAAACACAGCCGTAAATATTACTTACCCGTCTGGAACTTTAAGTGCTGTCTCTGTAGTATCTCCTTCTGTAATTTTAAAAACAAAAACTTCCGCCGATTATCTTTCGAAATTACCGATAACAATGGGGACCTTTTCGGCAACAAGTTTATTAGTTGCGAACTCTACGGGTGGAAATGTTGGCGTTAGTTGTTATTCAATATCTTTTTTTGACTCTAATAATACTTTCCCTAGATATGGGGTCGGAGGCAACGGTTCGTTCTTACCCATAAGCCAACCGGCTAGGGGTGGTAACGCAGGAATTCAAGGCGCGGTACGTTTATGGATGTATTCTTAAAAAGAGATTTCTATTATGGGAACAAATAACTGGGGTTACGGTGAAGAAAGTTCTGGAGGTGGTGGAATGCTTACATATCCCGATACGGGCGCGGCAAACGCTATCGCAATTAATACCGCAGCAGTTGTTTTAGTTATAGGAGAAATCTTTACTGTAACTAATATCGTAGCAAATAATACCGGTGCAACGACTATCTCTATTAATAGTGCCACTCCTATCGAAATCGTAGGAATGGGAACGTCAAATCTTCAGGGAGGCGAAATTGTCACCGGATGCGATCTCGCATTATTAATAAATTCGGTTGGAACGGTAACGCTAATATCTACTAGCAACGGATCTTTGCCTGTCAAAACAGCGACACAATCTAATCAGGCTGTAACGCTCGAGCAATTAAATACAGATCAACTGTTAGATTTAAAAACTGCAAATAATCTTTCAGAAATTGCTACGGCAGGTTCCGCTGCTCAATTAGCGGCAAGAAATAATCTCGCTATTCCTGTTCCAGCTACATTTTTACAAACGTCTAACGATCTTTCTGAAATTGCCGCGCAAGGGTCTACCGCACAGTCTAATGCTCGAACGAATTTGGGCGTCAATACTTCAAACTTTTTGCAAACGGCTAATAACTTGTCTGAAATTGCAACAGCAGGACCGACAGCGCAGACCGCAGCAAGAACAAATATCGGAGCTCAGCAATCCGGAACTTCTTTGCAGACAGCAAATAATCTTTCCGAAATTGCTACGGCTGGATCTACGGCACAATCGGCTGCGAGAACTAACTTAGGCGTAGACACTACGCAATTTTTACTCAAGACTAATAATCTTTCAGAAATCGCGACAGCGGGAACTTCCGCTCAGTCCGCAGCTAGAACTAATATCGGTGCGCAACAGAACGGAATTTCTTTAATTACTTCTAATTTGCTTTCAGAAATCTCAGCGTTGGGATCTACCGCCCAAGCTACTGCCCAAAGTAATTTAGGGATTAGTGGTGGTGGCAGTAGTATAGGACGATTTCTAGGGACGCTGTTATTAACCTCTTCTGGAACTTATACTCTAGCGACTGGATGCCGACTCATCATTGCAGAAATGACCTCTGGTGGTAGCGGCAGCGGCGGAATACCTGGAACCAGTTCTACTCAATGGGGAATCTCGGCACCTGGATTTCCAGGCTCTTGGATGATAATTCAATTTTTAGTATCACAATTATCAACCTCTGGAACAAATCAAATTTCAGTAACAATAGGTTCGGCAGGAGTAGGAACAACAACGACAGGAGGGACTTCTGGCGCTACGTTAATAGACGCTGGATCTGTTGCCGCTTGCCCAGGAGTAACAGGGGGACCTGTAGGATCAGCTATTACTACGACGGCAAGTCTTGTTTTACCTAGGGCTTATCCTTCTGTAGCGTTATCGATAATTTCTCCGGCCGTTCTAATTGCTAGTAAAACTCAAGATCATATTCTTTCCATAAGCCCTTTGTATGGCTCTATTGCTGGAAATCCATTGCCTTATTCCAGTACTTCAGCATCCAATAGCGTTGGAATAAGTTATTTTTCGGAAGGTGTTTACGGACAAGCTGCACCTGGAGGTTTTAACGCGTCAAGTTCAGCCTTGAGATCTGGTGCCAGCGGATCTCAAGGCGCGGTACGTTTATGGATGTATTCTTAATTAATAAATGAGGAATTAAAATGTCAAATTATGCTTACGTTGAAAATGGTGTAGTTACTAACGTTATTGTTTGGGATGGAGTAACGCCTTACAATCCAGGTCCGACAGTTACTTTAGTTTTACTTCCAGACGATTCACAGGTATCTATTGGTTATTTATATGACGCGGATACAAATACCTTTAGCGCTCCTCCCGAAACAGATCCACAGCAATAATGAAAAAACCTAAAAAGTCTTTAGTTCGTCAGCATATTGAAGCTCTGAAGGCATTAAAAGGTTATACGATAGAGGCCGGGTGGTTTGAATCTGCCCGGTATCCTACTGTAGACGGAAATCCAGGCCCGCAAGTTGCATATATTGCTAGAATAAATAATTTCGGTGCGACAATTCAAATCCCTGAACATACTCAAACTATAATAAATGAATTTAAATTAGACAAGAAAGGTAATGTAATATATAAATTCGTTAAGTTCGGCACTGGGAAATATGCTCAGAAAAGCGTTGTCGTTATTCCCTCGCATACTGTTGTCATCCCGGCGCGTCCATTTATGCCTTACGCTTATCAATTGTTTGTGAAAGGAAAAGAACGATTCTTAAAGCGCTTAGCGGATAGAATGTTTCATGAAAATATACCAGCAAATCAAGCCCTTAAA